ATGTGTGTACGTTTTGCACAAGCACAAACCCGTGAAGACTATCTGGCATATCTTGCCGATGAAGGCGATCGTGACATTGCATATGACCCGGAACCAATTGGCCGGTACAACGTGGCGCCCGGCACCAAAGTGCTGCTGCTGAGCGAACGCGATGAGCTATTACATCTCGATCCTGTGTTCTGGGGCTACGCGCCCGGGTGGTGGGATAAAGCGCCTTTGATTAACGCGCGCGTCGAGACGGCGGCCACCAGCAGAATGTTTAAACCTCTGTGGCAGCATGGCCGGGCGATCTGCTTTGCCGATGGATGGTTCGAATGGAAAAAGGAAGGTGACAAGAAACAGCCCTACTTCATTCACCGGGCAGACGGCCAGCCCATATTCATGGCAGCGATCGGCAGCAGGCCATTTGAACGCGGCGATGAAGCAGAGGGCTTCCTGATCGTGACATCTGCTTCTGACAAAGGACTGGTCGATATCCATGACCGTCGGCCACTGGTTCTGTCGCCGGAAGCTGCAAGGGAATGGATGCGTCAGGATGTAGGAGGGAAAGAAGCTGAGGAGATAATAGCCGACGGGATAGTCCCCGCCGACAAGTTTATCTGGCATGCCGTTACGCGTGCCGTGGGTAATGTGAAGAATCAGGGACCAGAACTTATAGAGCCCGTCACTTAACCACAGGAAGATCTGAAAACCGGGTGGTGTAGCGTGGAGAAAGCATTTCACGCTTCATCTGCCATTGCTGCTGTATACCCTGCCCGGCAAAATAGAGCGTGCCCTTTCCGTCCTTTGCATTCAGGTGATCCAGTACCTCCATTAACTTCTCACTACCAGCTCGGGGAGCACTGTCATCGAACAGGTTTAGTTGGGCCACGCCCTGGCTGAAGAAGTCGCCCAGCATGACACCCGCTTTCTGGTACCGGTGACCGTCCTTCCAGATTTTGTCCAGACACTTTACCGCGGCGTTGATGATGTCTCTGCTGTCCTGCGTTGGCGTGAGCAGTCTTACCGATGCGCTATTTCCGTAATACGGCTCATTAAGGGCAAATGGAGAGGTCTTAACGAAGGCGGATATAAAACGGCAATACTGGTGCTCGCCGCGAAGCTTCTCAGCACCACGGGCCGCGTAGCTGCAAATAGCCTGCCGCATTTGCTCATAGTCAGTAATGCGTTCGCCAAACGATCGGCTGCATACAATTTCCTGCTTCACCGGCGCGAACTCCTCCAGATCCAGGCATGGCTCGCCGCGCAGTTCCCGGACGGTTCGCTCCAGCACAACGTTAAAGTGTTTGCGAATGATCCATGTACTCTGCTCAGAGAGTTCCAGTGCTGTTTTGATGCCCATGGCGTTCAGCTTTTTGCTAATGCGACGACCAACGCCCCAGACATCCTCTACAGGAACGAGCGCCAGCAACCTCCGCTGTCGGTCGACGTTTGAGAGGTCAACCACCCCGCCGGTCTGCCGTTGCCATTTTTTCGCAGCATGGTTAGCCAGCTTCGCCAGCGTCTTGGTCTGGGCTATGCCGACACCGACTGTAAGATGCGTCCGCTGTAAAATAGTCGCGCGGATCTCTTTCCCAAATTCAGTCAGGTCCCGGCAGTTTCTTACGCCAGTCAGGTCGCAAAAGGCTTCGTCTATGCTGTAAATTTCCACGCGGGGGCTCATTTCTTCCAGCGTAGTCATTACCCGGCTGGACATGTCTGCATAGAGCTCGTAGTTGCTGCTGAAGCACACAACACCAGCGCGCCGGAATAATTCCTTCTGCTTGAAGAACGGCTCACCCATCGCTATCCCGGCTGCCTTTGCTTCTGCGCTACGTGCTATTACGCACCCGTCATTATTGGACAGAACGACAACAGGCCGCCCGCGCAGGTCTGGTCTGAATACCGTCTCGCAACTGGCATAAAATGAGTTCACATCGACCAGGGCAAACATCACATCACCGGATTGTCGTCTACCCACACCGGGCTAATGGTATGAGTCACCACACCAACAAAGCGAACGTCATCTAATGCCTCGCCTTCTATGGCCTCACCATCATCAGTGATCAGCGCATCACCGGCCCAGTATGCGTGCTGCTGGCGTCCGCAAAACCAAATGAGCAATATGTCTCCGCGCTTAAGCAACGTTGAGTTCTCAATGACATCGTAGCCGTCCTGCGTTTCGACAATGCTCGCAGAAGGAGGAATGAATGGCTCTGTGGCCGAAACAAAGTCGGCATGAATGCCTGCTGCAGATGACGGTAATCCCATGATGCCCCCATTCACTGTATGTACATACAGTATAGAAGGTACTGATGGTTTTTAATAGATGATCTATCATCATCTTGGTGCTAAACTCATCGGCATTATAAATGTGTTTCACAAACAAATGCTTAATACACATTTAAATAAATGTTTTTTTAATTAATAACGGCGGATATTATGCTGACAATAATTTCTAATAATCTTGTGAGGGTTGCAGCTTTGCTAAGCGCTTTCGGTTTAATTTATGGGCATAGCGAAGGTAATAGTATTATGTATTTAATAGAGATTGTCATGATAGCTATGTGGCTGCAAATGGATTACAAAATAATCATATCTTTAATTAAAAAATAAACCTGACATTCTGAATTATATGAAAAAAGAAAAGCTTTACGGGATTGAGGCGCTTAGAGGAATTGCAGCTCTTGTGGTCGCGATTGGTCATAATCGAGGTTTGTTTGGCCATGTAGAGACAGGTTCATTCATGGACAGACTAACTGCAAATGCAATATTTGGAGTTGAAATATTCTTCATAATAAGCGGGTTTATTATTTCATATTCCACAAGAAACATAAAATCACCATCATTGCGTAACACAGCGTCATTCCTTGTTAAAAGAATATTTAGAATATATCCTGTTTACTTTGTAATACTTGCTGTTTATGTAGCCCTGTTTTACAGGAACATTTACACCGGCATTCCAGAGGGTGGTGCTTTATCAACAGTAAATATCATTAAGTCTTTCTTCCTTATACCGCTAGACTGGAATTCCTTACCTCCATATTATGGATGGGGAGCAATAATTGTTTCATGGTCTTTAGCTTATGAAATGTATTTTTATATTGTATTTGCACTATCAATGTCAATTAGTATCAAATATAGGGCTTTGATTGCATCTATTGTACTGGTGAGCGTTAGTGTTTTATTGCCTGTGATATTCAATGGTAATTTTACCATCGACGCACAAAGATATTATTTCAATGGTGGTTATTTATTATCTCACTTTGGGTTCATAGGAAACCCAATTGTTTTTGATTTCATTCTTGGGATGATAATTGCACAAGCACTTCCATTAATCAATAAAGTCAAAATAAACAACGGAATAATTAACAGCATTGCAATAGCTTTGCTAGGATTTTCTTTTGTGTTTTGGCTGAATGGAATTTCAGAAGGCCATGGGTTAACCAAATCTGCATATATTGCTTTTACGATAGTATCATGCGTTATAATTCTTGAAAGAAATTCAGTTTTTGTTTTTAACAAGATGTTAATATCATTAGGTACAATATCTTACTCGCTATATTTGATTCACGTTCCAGTAATAAAATACATAGAGCTTTACGGTCAGACAATAGGGCTTAACACTGATATTAGATCATTGCCTCTATATTTATCATCTTTAACAATATCTGTTTGCTTGTCGTATGTGATATTCAACGTAATAGAAAAACCTTTCATCAATGCAGGGGCAAGGATAGCCAAAAAGATTTCTGGATAAATGTTAGGCGTCTTTCGACGCCTTTCCGTTTAGAATGCTGTAGCGCAGAACTCTCCACTGCCTACAGCTACGCCTCTCACCTCAATGTACCAGTATCCAGTATCATTAGCAGTTGGATAGTCAAATGTCATGGTAAGAGCCCTTCCCATAGGGGACATTGATATCTCATTTACCGGATCGCCAGGTCCAAATATCTTTTGCAATGGCATATTTGGCGCAAAACTACCTGATGCATATTTGATGTTGTTAGGCACAGTCATAATCTTCAGTGAGGCTATTGATGGCATTGATGTGTTACTACTTCGAAATGTTTCTGTTAATGCCAGATCCGTCCCAATTGCGTTTTTATATCCAGCCCACTTAACTAACCCATTTCCAACAGTACCGCCCACGCAACGTAGTGTTATCTCAATAATCCCACAGTCGAAGAAATCAGTGTCGTTATTAAACATCATTCCGTAAAGGGCCTTAGGTAATGGGAACGTAGCACCGTTCAGTCTTATTGCTGATGGCGGGCCACCTGCCTCATTATTTCCTTTGTGAGGTACCGTCTGACGATAAACCTCGTCTGTGCCTCTTAAAACCTGGTTTCCAGAATAATCATTTTGAGCTACCGAAAGCGCTACAGGTCGGACAGTTGTACCCTGAATAAACACGTCGTTAGTGCTTCCAGTATCCTCCCGCGTCTGGAATGTTATCGTCTTCCACCCTCGGCCAACAAGGCTACCTACAATTCGTGGTAACCCGCTTAATTTACCTCCAGATCTATCCCTCATCTGAATCTGAAAAGGCTGACCAGATCTGGTGTCGATGTAACGCGAACTTCTCGGGTTTACATCGTCATAATAAGGGGGATAAACACTACCGTGAACCTGCTCAGAAGTCATTCCGCAAACCACATCAAGGTCTGACCACTGCCCTATCACATCTACTTCAGCAGCATCAGCATCAAGGTAAAATGAAAATGATATTCTTGTCGGAGTCCCTGCAACCATTCTCCCAACAATCTTCTGAAGAATGAATGATCCATCGTTATACAGAGTTTCGAAACTACCAAGTGCGTCATAAAAACCGACTGTGTCACTTTGCATTGAAGGCCAAAAAAATGTTTCTTGCGAAAGTGGTTTATAGGCAGAAAGCACACCTCCAGCAAGAATAAAACCGGCTACCGCTTCGCCAAGCTTTGAATATCCAGCAGAGTTAAGATGAGTTCCGTCAGCCTCTACAGCACCCTGCGGGATGTAATAGAGTACTTCGTTTGCATTCATGTAAGCGCAGCCAAATACCGTAGCCATGCTCTTTGCCTGCTGAGCGAATTTCTGGAATAGTGGGTCAGTTCTCCCGGTGCCGCCCGATGCGCAAGCCATGATTACAACACCACATCCCCAGTCAATGTAACGGCGAATAAGCAACTCCATATACTGCATGTATTCTTCATGGGTGCTATTGATGGGGTCTGCATCATTTATGCCATACATCAGGAACACAACATCTGCGTTAGGATTGGTTGTCCAGTATTCATAACCTTCTTTTGCTGTATGGCCACTCACCCCCTGATTAACTACCGTCACAGGGATTCCTGAAACGTAATTCATAAACACGCCGAGCCTTGCAGGGTATTCAATCGTGGCATGTGTGATAGTAGGGTTTACTATGGCATCAGCGCCCGTTGGTGGGACGACATCGGTGGAAGTTGTGTCCATGCCAGCTGTAATAGAATCGCCCTGGCATACGATCTTGACGCTTTGCTTTGTGCGACATTTGTATTGGAACTGCGCAAGCAGCTTTATGTTACGTTCGCGATATTGCGCACTCAGGACGTCCTCAAGTTTTTTCTGTACTGTTCCTCCAAGCGTGGTGCCGACCATCCCTGCACCTGCAGCAGACTCCAAATCACTTCGCAGAGTGGCATCTCCTACACTGAGCCACTTTCCTATCCCTACTCCACCAGTAGAATCTGGCGTTGAACCTGCAGGAACGTCTTTTGGAAATTCACCATCCCAGCGGTAGTATTCGCCTGTCGCTTCAAGGCGCAGAACCTGGTTAGGCAGAGTGAGATTGTTTCCATCTTCGAAGCTGTCGAGTGTAATGTACCCAAAAGTTGAAATAGCCTGTTGAGCTACCCAGCGCAAGCCCTCGATCGTGTAATGTTTTTTGCCAAATCTGTCTTCGTACTCACGCTGCAGTGAAGTGACAAACTCGTCAATTTTCCCTGCGTTAAATTTCAGGTCGCGATATGATTCGCTTGGTACAGCGTTTTGAGTTGGTTGAGTAGCCATATTAATTCCATAAAAAACCCGGCGCAGTGACCGGGTTGGGGTGATCGGGATGGGTCTTATTGGTAAATCAGATCGCTATACTCAGCGACGGTCAGAGATACCGTGTTATCTGTGTTCGGTTTGATGCTGTTGACCGTCCATAGCTGACTGTCCAGTTCCTCCACGGTCGCTATGAGATAGCGTGACGGGAGCTGCACAGTGTCTCCGTTCCAGATATTGAGCTGAATGTTGGGTATTGCTGCGGTGAAGCCGTACTTTGTATCGCTGCGGGCCGTCGCCGGATAGCGCAGCGTCGGGTTACCCAAGCTGTCGGTGACAAGGACATACATCGAACCGGTGAAGGTGATCGGCTCGCTGGTATCGAAGTCATTCCCGGAGCGGCCGGTGACGTAACCACCCTGCTGGTTGCTGTCGTAGATGTCAGGCATCTGAATGACGCTGCCGACCTGTATTATCCCGTCCTCAAAAACTTTGGCGTTCATCTTCACGCGCGAGTAGATCAGGCGTTTGGTTTCGCGCAGAGCTCGCTCCCGGGCCTGATACTCGTTACGGAAGCCGACTATCTCCAGCTTGTTTGGGTTCTCCGCTTCCTGCTCGACGATGGCGCCATTCAGCACGCGGTAGTTGATGTACGTCTTGTTGTTCGTTGTGGGGTGGACGTATGACACCTGCACGCCGTCATAACCGCCTGGGAGAGTGGCCTCGTACGTCATTTTGTACTCGTCCGTCTTCATGTTGGCCCGGTTGAATACTGCCGCCGGGTAGTCAACCTTCTGATCGCGGGTAAACGTCAGCACGCCATCGTCCCAGTACGCCACAACCGACGCAGCATTGCAGATCGCCTGCACGCGGTCTCCCAGTGAGTCGTTCTCGTCGTCGAACGTGTAGTCGAAGTAACCCAGCCGTTCATCCGGCAGGCTTTCGGCGATCGAGTACAGCCCATACAGGTCAATGCTGCTTACCGGCTGCTCACCCATGATGAGCCAGGTGTGCGCAACCGCATCAGCGAACGAGCGCGACGGCCGCAGAGTGTAATCCACCGTCTGTGTGTCGAGGTCGTACGTGATGGTATGACGCGTCACCAGCGCGTTATATTTGCGCTCACGGCTGCCCAGGGCATTCTCGGTCGCCCGGACTTTTACGCGCACCAGCGTGTCGGTCGGATGAACGACGTTTGCTCTGATGTTGATGCTGTGGATCTCTTCAACCTTGAGCAGTGACGCGTCACCGGAGTTATCCGTGCGCTGGAAGCTGACCGCGTATTTCCCGAAGCCGCCGGTCGGAGTGATCTTATCAGTGCGATAAAACACCTCACTCGTCGACTGGTGCGGCGTCGTCTGCCGGTACGTAAACGTCTGCTGCGTGCCCGGCACCTGGTTGTAGTCGTCGTCGATTTTCCAGATGACAACCTTCCAGTTGGTCTCTTTCTTCCCGCCGAGGCTGGACTGAGTATGCAGCCACAGCTGCGTTGACTCGACCGGGGAAAAGAACGGCCCAACCACCAGCGCCTCGTTATCGTTGAGGATGAACTTCGTGGTGTTGATCGTGGCATTCGCCGGGATGTCCTGCGGACCCTCCAGCTGGTTCATCGTGAACGTGTACCAGCGCACCGGGTTCACCACTGCGCCATCGTTTGTTTCAACGGCGGAGATCAGCGTGCCTGAGAATGTAGCATCGGTAGTAACGGTTCCGGAGGCCGTGCTGTACGTCACGTTGATGGTGAAGGTCACCGCGTGCGGCAGCACCAGCCCCATGAAGTAATCGAACTCAGCCTGCTTAACGATTTTCATCGCTATCTGGCCGCCGGAATACGTTCCGCTGACCACCGTGTTTGCCGTTGCTGTTTCGATCGGGAAATCGCTGGCTTCGTTCTGCCCAGGAACCTCCTGCCCATCGACGTCATCGAACCCGTAACCTTCGACGATCTGCGGGATTACTTCGCCTGGCTGGAAGAACTGGAACTCGGCGCCGGCCAGAGAGCCCAGACTGGATTTTGAGTAGCGCACGGACTCGTAGTCGTACTTGCCAATCCCGATGCACATCCACTCTGTAACGTACTTCAGCCCGCCGTCTGTAGACGTCTGGTGAACGTATTCAAATACCGATTCCTGAATCAGATCCGGGAAAGAACGGATTTGGCCGTAGATATCCGGCTTGGCTTTGTAGACGCGCGCCGTGTTTGTCTGACCGGTCAGGCTATTGTTCGGTGAGTCGACGGTATTACCGCCGTTGTTCGCGATTGCCGGCTTCGGCGCCAGGAACGAAAAAACCTGCCCGACTATCTTGAACAGGGGACTAATGAGCGGAAGGGATTCGAGGCTTTTAGGCTGGTCAAATATCTGGACCGTATCAAACTCGCCCAGCTCAAACGCCAGCTCATCATCGTCGCCCAGCTTTACGCCGTTGCGGACGATCAGCAGATCGCGGTGAAAGGTAGCGTCATTGGCCGCCAGCCAGTCATAAAAAAGGGTGCCGTTTGGCACCCTGCAACGCAGCTTGGGCGTTCCTGGAAAATTCGATATCTCAACCAGCGCCATATTCAAAAAACTCCACTTTGGTGAATGCCCGCTGAATGACCAGCAACGAGTCCATGCGCACGCTTCCGTTCTCTCCACGCGAGTGCAGCGCCTGACGGTTCAGTACCAGGCCAACGTGTGCCGGTTGCGTGCCGCGGTACCCGACGAATATCCCGCCCTCGACCGGTTTATCGACCTGGCGCCAGAAGACGACGTCGCTCTGATAACAGGTGAAGAAGTCCTCCCCGGCTTCGTAGTCCGGTGTCTGGTGCAGCTCAATGCCGATGACGTGACGGTAATACAGGACCACCAGCCCCCAGCAATCGACTTTCTGGAACGAGCAGGCCCGGTTAGCCCACGGCACGCCGATCATCCTGCTAATAAAATCAGAGGTACTGAAGGCCAGTGTATTCCGTTGGGTCATAGAGCCTTCCGATGTTGTTGTTGAGCGGATTGGTGACAGACAGAGTGACCGATGCGGCGTCGGCATCTATATCCACCGTCTTGACGTAAAGTTGCCACGACTTAATCGGCACCGACACATCGCCGCTGTCGAAGATCTGCCGCGTGGCCGTGATGGCCGTCAGCCGGGCCGCGCCCTTCCACTGCTTCATAAGCGCTTTGATATCCGACGACAGCCGCCCTAACTTCACTGTCGCGTCAATCACTGGCGTTCCGCTCTGCTGGCTCTCTTCGATTTCAAAGCGCGCTGGCGTGTACGACTGGCCGGCGAGCGTCTTCGGGAAGAACTGTTTATCGACAAGGCGGACATAGCCAAAAGACGGATGGTAGAAAGTTATGGTGTCGTACAGTCCGCGCGTCGGGCGCTGCTGCTTATAAGCTCTGAATGTAGGCATTACGGCACTCTCGGAAGCGATTCTGGGTCGCGACCGTCCGGATAGCCAGTCACCACGATATCAAGCACTGAAGGCCATGGCGGCGGCAACTCAACAATTACGTCGTCGAATTCGTCGTCAGCGTTGTAGAGGTGGTTCGCGATAACTGTCCCCGTCCAGGTCACCAATCCGCCGTCGATACTTGTTTGCACTGGCATCTGCGTGAAGTGAAGCTCCTGCAATTGCAGGCCACTGCCGCCAAGATTGATATTCATCCGGAACCAGTTAAGGCCCCGGTTGAGATAGTTCGGGCTGCGCAACCACTGCTGGAATGCGCGCTCCTGCGCCAGCGTGAATATCCACGTCAGCGACCAGGTCACTTTCAAGTCGTCGGTTTGATTCTCGAAGATAGCCGGGCCGACCGCTGGTTGATCGGTCTGGAAACCGGTATCGAGCGTCATGTTTTTGCTGGCCTTCTGCGCCAGCGGCAGCCAGCCGGGGTAATCGATAATTGCCATTAACTTTGACCCCTCGGCGTGCGCTTAACATTGAAATTGCTGGTTATACCCTGGCTAATTGGGCCACCGTTATTGAGGTCTGCGATAACCGTTGTAAGCGTTAGCGAGCCGTCCTGATTCATCGTGCTTTGCTGATCAACGGTGGCAGACGTGTAGTTTTGGACGATGTTGTTGACTACAAACCCGCCACCACCCTGCATATCCTTGTTGCTGATGACGCTACCGTTGTCGCCGGGGATCATGTACTGCTTGCCGGTGCTGGCCCGGTAAATCTCCGGCATCCCGCCCTCGCCAACCTGGTACATTGAACCCGCAGATACCGGGCCGCCATTCTTCCTTGCGCCAGCAACAGCCAGCGTCTTCGACAACCCTACGGTTGAAGCTATCCCTGACATTGCTGGAACTGAGTTCGCACCGAAGGAGGCCAGACTTGCAAGGGCAGCCGCTGGAGCCCATGCAGAAGCGAGAATTGCTGCCTGCGATGCGCCTGCCGCCGTTGCTGCCGCCCCCATGGTCTGCCCAATGATGAAGTTTTTAAGCGCCTCGACGCCTACCTGGACAAGCGAGTTAACAACGCTGTTGAGCATCGTATTTCCGAGAGAACGCATAGCATCCTGCGCTGACATCGTTCCGGTGATCAGCCCGGTTAACGCATTGGATGCATTGCCTGAAAACGCATCCACCGCGCTTGTCAGCATTTCATAACCAAGACCTTGCTGGCTGAGCAATTGCCACTGAGCGGCTGTCATCTGCTCATTGAACTGGTTTTCCTGCGCAGTCTTTAAGGCAAGGTACTGGGCATCGGTAGCTGCCTTTGCAGCAACGAACTGATCGTAATTTATTTTCCCTTTTTGGTAACTTTGCTGGAGTATCGCCTGTTCCTGCTGCTGATATTGCTGCATCAGGGCTAACTTCTGGTTATTTTCGTTCACCAGTTGTTGTACCGGGTCAACTTCGGCTCGGGCAGAAGCTACCGGATTGACTGTGGCCTGGGCGTTAATCTTGGCGAGGTTATTCTGGTGCTCGAGCGCCATTTTCTCCGTGGCAGCGTTATACTCCTTGAGGTCTATTTTCCCAGCGTTCAGTGCGGCCTTCAGATTTTGCATGGATTCGGCGTAGGATTTATTTTCCGCCTGCAAAGGCATAGCCTTGAGTGCTTCCGTAACCCCTTTGGCTGCCGCTGATGCATCCCATGCTTTTGCTGCATATTCACCGGCCTTTTTGATTTGCTCCTGGGTTGCAGAATTCCCCAGTGACTGCTGAGCACGTAATATGGCCTGCTCTCTGCTTAGCTCCTCCGTTGAATCGGCAGCGAGTTCTGACTGCTGCTTCAGGTTAGCCAGCTTCTGAGCAATGGAATCAGCTTGTGTTGCAGATCTCTTGCCCTGTGATTCTGCTTCAGATGCAGCTTTCTTACGCGCCTCTTCCGCTTTCTGAAGATCATAGTTTTCACCGGCCAGTCGTTTGGCGGCTGCGATCTGGTTAACGTTGTTGGTCGCCTTGGCTGCTTCCATCCCCGCTTTTGCAACGGCGCGCTGCCGCTCATCCTGAATCTTCAGAAGCTCATTCTGTTCTTCAAGGTTCAGAATTATTTTGTCGCCAGCATCCGTCGGAGGAGATATCTCAAGTGCTTTCGGATTGAAGTTTTGCCCGGCCTGATTGGCCCGGTTGATTTCATTCGCGGTATTACCAAACGCTTTTGCTACCGCGCCCTGTACCCTTTCGAGAGTAGTGCCTTTTTCAATGAGGCTGTCATGCACACCCATTGATGTGAGCATGTTGTTATTGAGCGTATTCTGTGCAATGTCGCGCGTGCGAATGGTATCGGCGAGTTTATCTTCCAGATTTGCACGGTCACGCTGTTTCTTGTTGATCTCATCCGTCAGGCGCGCGGCAATTTGCAGCAGCCCGTTCCCCTGTTCGATGGTGGTTCCGAACTGTTTACCTTTCTGAATGTAATCGTCGCGTTTTGCGGTCAGGTCTTCGATTTCACTACTCAGATCTGAAAGTGCATCCTGCTGACCTTTGATAGCCACGTTAGCATCAGCAATAGAACCGCGCAGTGCAGTGTTGCTCATGACCTTCATGGAGCCATTAAGTTTGTCCAGACCATCGGCAAACGCGATTGCTTCCTGCTTCGCCTGTTGCGATTTCTGCCAGAAATAGAATATGGCCGATGCCGCCAACATTGCCGCGCCAGCCGGGCCGCCGATGAGTGACAGCGCGCCTCGGGCAAGTCCAATGCCAATTGATGCAGATCTTGCCGCCGCCGCCGCGCGTGTCTGCGCTGCCGCCTGTGCAATCTCCGCTTCTGCAAGAGATAGCGACGCTGTTGTGGCCCGCGTTTTAGCTGACACCAGCGCATCCATCGCCAGCATCTCGGCTGCACTACCTTTAGCGACATTATATTCAGCCTGCGCCAGCGCCAGCGAAGAAAGAGCCGCCTCTTTATCGGCTACGGCTTTGCGCTGAGTGGACGTTGCTGAAAACAATGCTGCCTGTGCAGCCTGAGCATCAGCCAGTATTTGCTGGCGTGTCGCCGTGATGCTTTGCACTTTTGCTGCGGTGCTCTGGACAAGAGCGCCGACATATCGGGAGCCAATAACTCCAGCCAGAACCAGAGCGGCAGTCGTGCTTGCGTCAATAAAGCCTTTCATTGAGTCAGAGTTCTGACTGAATTTAAGCATCGCATCAGCTGATGCGATCAGACCGTTGGTGAATCCCTGAATAACTCCGGTTTCACCTTCGAAAGCGACCAGAATGGCGGTGATTGCCGTTTTGATTCGAACACTCGCATCGACCAGGTTATTCGACATGCCAGCGGCGGCAGCCGTGTTCGCCTCAAGTGACTGGCGCAAACCCTCTGTGAGTTGTTTGGCGGTTAACTTTCCGGCAGCACCCAATTCGCGAATCTGCGCGCCGGTCATTTTACTGGCGGCCGCAATATCGTTAATGACGGATGGAATTGCTGAGGTAATGGTTTCCCACTGATCCGCCGCCACCTTGCCGGTATTGATGGACTTGGAGAAGGCATCAATTGCGTTGTTTGCGCGATCAGCAGAGGTGGCATTTTTCACGAACGCATAGGACATTGAGTCCTGCACATCGATAGCCTGGTTTGTCGTGTACTGCATGCTCCGTAGGCTGTCAGCCGTGCGGATGTAAAGCTCCTGCGCCTCCTGCAAAGAACGATATGTGCCGTTTGCAGTCGTAAGCAGGCGCTGCTGCACCATTTCGAATTCGGCCTGGCTGGACGTCGCCATTTGCACGCGCTCGGCCATTTCCTGATACTTCTGCACCAGGCCAGCCATTTCACGCAGCGCCGATGCAGCAATTACGCCTTTGATGGCAGATGAGAGCCTTGAAAGACCAGTATCAAGTGCGTCAGCCGCCTTATTCGTTTTGTTGAAGCTCTGCTCCATGTTGTCGAGAGCTTTATCAGCCTGGCGCTGCGCCTTGAGCAAGCCAGATACATCGGCCTCAATGTCGTAATAAATCTCACCCGCTTTTTCAGCCATCATTAGCTCCGGCAATAAAAAACCCGCCGAAGCGGGTTAACTTTTTCTTTTTGAGGACTTTTCGCGCTCAATCATTTCCTGCCACCGGCGATCGTCATCATCCATAACAGCGTCGTACTCTTCCCTGGTGAAGCCTTTCTGGTCAGGGTATTTGGCGTTAAGCATCATGGCGAATTCGGTCATGGTAAGGTTTTCAGCCTCTTCCCTGCTGATCCCGAAATGGTTTCTCGCCGCCATGATGTATTCAGTAGCGTGAAACTCCGGCGTCGTTTCCTTGCTTTCGTGCTTCTGCAATTTACGAACCTTGGCCCGTCCGATAACGCCATGCATGATCAGCGACTGAGCTATCAGAATAAGGTTCTCCGGCGGCAGCGCGCCACGGCGCCATACAAACGTTCGCCGTCCAGTGCGTGATGGCTCATGCCAGCCTGTCAGCTCTGAAACGTCCTCGTCACAGCAGGATTGGATGACATTAATGGCCGAGAGAAGCGCCTCACGCACAAACGCGGCAGAGCCAGCTGCATCAAGTGCCCACCGAGGCAGGGAAACATCGCCGAAGTAATGAGCGTAAAATCTGCGCTGATGCTCTGGTATCGCACTGTGAATCTCTCTCGCCGCTTCAAGCATCTTTGCCACATCGTCATTGAACAGCGAATAGAAGGTGCGGACGATATGCTCTGGCTCGCCGATCCGAGTCATGTTACGGAACGATGGGCGGAAGAAGTATTCACGGCCGCCAGCACCAATCAGGCACTCGCCAATTTCTTTCAAAGGGGTCATATCGTTCTCCATAACCATTATCAAGGGCAGCAAGCCGCCCTTTGTAGTGATTACGGTGCGGCAGTCACGGTCACAGCACAGGTGTCGGTGAAATCACCGTCAGCAGTGGTGGCCGTAATAGTCGCGGTGCCCTCAGCAACTGCTGTCACCAGGCCGGTTGAACTGACGGTGGCGATGGATGGCGCCGAAGTCGTCCAGGTGATCGCTTTATTAGTCGCATCGGTTGGCTGAACCGCGCCGCTGAGTTGCTGGGTTGCTCCAACGACCAGAGAAGCAGTTGCAGGAGTTACTTCAACGCCAGTGGCCGCGATAGAATCAGCGACTTCAAACACGACAGTGTCGGCGTCGTAGACCTTCCACTCGCCGGAGAAAGTGGAGATATCGTTGGTACCGAAGTCACCAGACCATGAAGTGGTGTTCATGTAGCCCTGGATATAAGTACCGGCGTTCTCACCAGCAAAGTCGAACCGCACCCACAGGTTAGGCTGACGGCCTGCCTGCACTTCGTCAAAGATGTACTTCGACAGACGCCACGCGCCGATCTCGTTATCTTTATCAGACTTGCGAAACTCCCCTTCGCCGGAGATCGTCAGATCCATGTTGTTGACCAGGTTCTCCACTAGCCCTTTAGCATCATCTGCCTCGGAGTTGATGGTGTTCATCGAATAGTCGATGCCCTTGGTCGTCATAGCGCCGAGACGCTTCCACTCGGAAGGCGCTGGCACTGCATCGGGGCAGCCAAAGGCCATGCGTAACACAGCTACTTTCCCGATCAGCTTGCCAAAATCATTAGCACAGCCTTGCATGTGTACCTCTCAAATAAAAAAGGCCGCCGGATGGCAGCCTGATGGGTTGGTGATTGGGTTATTCGCCGTAAACGCACATGAACTGGAGTCGGAAGACCAGGCGGCCCTCTTCGGTCAGGATAGGTGCAGGCATATTGCCGAGGTTTTGAATAAGGCCAAGGCATTCGTCGGTAATGTCGTTCTGTTCGACATAATTGATGATTTCCTGAGCCTTTTCAGCGGCTGCTCGGCGTTTATCCTTGGCGGAGATGATATCCACCAGCACGTAGTGGTCAGACCCGAGGTCATTTCTGATGTCGGTACCGCCGTTAGGCCGGAACACGATGAAAGCGTCGGTTAACTTCGTTGTGTCGTCCCATGCCAGCAACTGAACAATGAAGCCAGTGGTAAGCCCGGCATCAACGAAGTAGTTACGCACGCGCTCATACATGGCAGGTGTCATACTGAAAGCTCCTTACGCATTACGGCATCAATCTGGCTGCGGGTGTCTTCAAAGCCTTTAGTGAGGAACTCTTTCTGCGCGGTTGCGCGGCGGAAGGTTTGCGGCACGTTCGGATCGTGTACGAAAACAGCGTAGTTCGCCGTGTAACCCACTCGCCCTGTCAGTCTAACGCCGTTGTTTATTAACTCCCGATACTGGCTATTAAGCAGCGTTGAGGTGTCGATCGGGGTGTACAACGCAGCCTGTGAGCTGCCGATTATCATTGCTGACTGTAGCGCCCTGACAACCTTTCGCCCTTTCACGTCGTTAATGATGCGATTTAGCCCGGCTTTCGACTGCTTAACGCCGCGCACTTTGATGCCCATGGCTACACTCCCGTAATTATCGCCCAGTCATCTGCCAGACCGTCGAGAGTGTCGTTCCAGCGCGTCACGTGACGGACCTCATCAGCACCTGCTACGACCGGATCCGGCTCAGCGCTCACACCAATCATGATGTAGTCGCCCTCATCGGCCAGTGCGTATGCCGTGAAAAAGGTGTTCTTAACGACAACCTCTTTACCGATGGAGCCGAGCTTTGCAGACAGGCCGCCGATGTAGTCGCACATGATGGTTTCAGGCGGTTCGTATGGGTCGACAGGATCGCCCCACTCGTCATTACCGCCCGCGCCTTTACGCCATATCGTGCACGGCTTGTTGTATGACCATGAAGCAGTAGACGACATCAGCCCTCCTTCCAGCGCAGCACCTTCGCGCCAGTCGCCCGGATGCGCTCACAATTGATATGCCACTCGCCGTTTGATTTCACGTAGCCGGTAGTCTCCCGCCCGGTGTCGGTCATCACCCATACTCGGGTGAATGAGCGCGGGAGTCCGTGCTTAACAGATTTCCAGTTCATGAATTGCGCCCAATAAAAAACCGCCCGGAGGCGGTTGGTCGTTTGAAGTCTTGTTATCTGCCATGGTTTCGGTGATAACCGAACCTCACCTCTGCTGATTTTCTTGCCGCAGCGGCATCAAGCAGGTTATCGAATGAGCCAAGAGACACATCCTCTCCTTCATCGCCAATGGTGCTTTTCCAGGTTCCATATCGCTTATCCCACCTAACGCCGATAATCCCAGATGAATTTGACGAAGGAGTTTTACGATTTCTGGCATTACCCTCAGCATCGACGAGACGCAGATTGGATATCCTGTTATCCCGCTTATCACCGTTAATGTGGTCGATAAAGATTTCTGGGTGCTCATTGTAGTGAATCGCCCAGACAACACGATGAAGCCTGTAGCATCGCTTATTAAGCTTGAATACCAGGTATCCCCTGCGATTCTGAACCCCTACAACAGTGCCAGCATAGCGAGTGTTCCAAATTTTAGAATCTCGCTCGCTTTTGAAATGCTCTAAAGCGCGGGGCTTCCATTTAACAACGCCAGTAAGTGCATCGTAATCAAGCAGCTTTCGCAGGTAGTCCACAGGAAGATTTTTTTCTGTGCAGATATCCATGTAACCCTCGTAGCAAGGTCGCGTAGATTGAGGTTGCGGCAACAGAGTTTACGATCTCTGCTTTCGGTGATCAGCCTAGCCGCGTGGATATTTTATCAGCACTAACACCCACCAACAACGAGAAACAACCCTACTTTCTGACCGACATCAATGGGTAATCCTGATGTACAGCCAGACGTATCCAGCGCCAGCAGCGCGTCACGCATGTTGAGCACGCTCTCGCCGTAGTCAAACGAGCGAGAGGCACCGGACGGAGCGCCCTGCGACTTAATCCGCTGCGTGTACGCCGTCAGAGCCATCAAGGTGACTGCGTACACTTGGATGAGCATCAGATCGCAATCGTCGTAACCGGCGGCAATCAGGCAGGGTTCTATCTTCGCCAGCTTGCACAGGTAGGCGTCGATCATGAAGTCAGGAACGGTGGTATAGCCAAGCGCAGACAACTGCTGTTTAACCTGCGCCGCCGTTATCTGCACTACAGCCATGTTTTATACCCTCCTGAGTAACCCAATTCACCGAGGAACGCCTGCACGTCTGCCGCTGTGATTGGGTCAGCCATGGTTATTTCGCCTTCTTGATTGCTTCCGCCAGTGCTGCTTCGGCATCGTCGGCGCGTTTTGTTTCTGCTGCCAGTGCGTCAGCATGAGCCTTGTCTTTAGCTTCACCATCGGCGATTAGCTTTTGGTTCTGCTCCAGTGCGTCGGCGAGTTGCTTTTGAAGGGCCGTCAGATCTGTCGCAGGAGCTGAAGGAGTAGCCACTTCGAAGGTAAGCTTCTCGCCTTTCTTCTTGTCGGTTTCCTTCGCCTTGCCAGCGCTGATCCAGCGCTCAGCCGTTGCGTCGTCAACATCCACCACCGAACCAACCTCCAGTTTGCGGAGATTGGCACCGGCGTGCAGGTTACTTGCCACGATTTCTACCAGTGCCATGATTTATCCTTAGCTTGATGCGTGAATGACGGAGTATTTGTTGTTGATGTCCTGCTTGACCATCAGCCCCATTGCACCCCAGGTGCGCCAGATGTAGTCGCTGTTGTACTCCGGTCGGGGGGAGGCAACGGTACCGATAGCCTGGCCGACGATCGGAGCGATAACGCCAGCGCCCAGTGGCACGATGACGATTTCGTTACCTGACAGCTGGCTGTCTTCTTTAATCGCCGCAACACCGGTCAGCTTCAGGATTTCATCCATGATCGTTCCGGACTGGAAGTTGTCGGAGAAATAGCGCTCCAGGTTGGAGATGATTTCTCCGGATACGTACCAGGTTTGCTCTGCATACTGGTTGTTTACGCGACGCATCTGATCACGCAGTGCGATTGCCCCGGCGCGGATAGCCTAAGACGTTGCGGTACCAGAGGTGAAGTCGATGTTAAGGCCGGAAGCGCCAAGGTCGATCTGCGCTACACGCTCATCGTCACGCAGCCCTTTCCAGGTCAGGCCGTCGAATACTGCGAAGTTGCCAGCCTTATCGCGGAAGCCGTTGAAGATGTAGTCAACGTAACGACGCTGAACGTCTTCAACCGAACCACGCTGCGCATCAGCCTGCGACTGCAATGCCTGCGGGCTGTTGAAGATTGGATCACGCCATTCGAACTTAAAGCCCGAGTCGTGGATAGGCACCATGGTGCCATCGAAGGAATAGCTACGAGCATCGAGTGCCGCGCCGACCTGTCCGGACATGGAAGTGTGAGCCCAGCCGCGTCCACCGGTACGAGCGTAGTCGTAACGAGACTGTTCGATTCGAACGGAGCGAGAAAGCGGCATTAGATCGTTCAGCAGAGTGAACTCGGTATTCGGCTCGAACTGCTGAAGAACAGTTGTGTCGAAAGCGCGATACAGGCGACGAATATCGTCAACTGCGTTCACCGCATCAAGATAAGGAGCGTTTTCTGCATCGCCACGGAACTGAGTGCGCGCCAGAAAATCAGCTGCTGCCTGAGCACTGGCGTTTCGCTCAAGTTCGAGAGCGCGCCATTGCGCCTGGTTTACCGCGAGGTTACCGGTCTTCTCGCCGATAGACTTGGAGAATACAAACATTCAGTGCTCCTTATTTGAACACAACGCGAATCAGATCGCCCGCCACCGCAGTGACTGCTTTATCTTCTTCGACATAAGCGAATACGGCGGCATCATCTACAACCGCAGTGATCTGACCGTTGGCTACTGCAACCGGCTGGCCTTTGGTGTAAGTGCCCGCTGCTGCTCGCACATTTAGGAACATGCCAGGCAGCGGATGAATACCAACAACCAATTCATTGGCTGGGATTGCGTCATCAACACTCAGGCAGCGCAGGTAGTCTTTGTTTGCCACATACTTGATGGCGGATTCTGCCCCGACCACAGAGGCCGTGAACTTGTCAGCAGTACTGAAGAAGCCAACAGTACCAGGCAGAGTCGATGCAGCCGCCCCGCCTTCGCGGTTAAGCAGCGGATTAGGGAACACGCCGCCGGCGTGGATAATATGCTTTCCGTCTTTAGCCATTTTTTACTCCGGCATTTCGCTGACTGATTGGGTGTTAGTAGCCTGGCGGAACGCACCGTTCAGGCCGAAGGAGGTCTGGCACTTGGCATACATGGCGTCGAGTGCCTTGCCGTCCAGATCTGCGACTTCTTCATCGCTCATGTTCATCGCCAACTTCACAGCCGCGCGCTTTTCGCCTTTCTCTTTGTCGGCGTTCGCGTTCAGGCTGTTGAAAACGACGTCCACGCGATCGGCGAGTGTTTTCGCCCACGCTGGCATCTCTTCGTTATTGGTGGCCTGCTCTTTTTTCTTGGGCTTACCGGTTTCCGGGTCGATTTCTTCATCGCCTTTTTTCTTGGCGGTGGCTTCTTCGGCCTTCATCTGGTTGTATGCGTCCATCAGCTCGGCGTCGGACTTGCCTTCAGTCGGCTTACCAGCGGCTTGCAGCGCATTGATAATCAGTTCTTTCATCGGATCGTTCTCTCCGTTGGTTTTAATCTCGTACTCAGTGGGTTTGCGCACGACTTCTACAGGTTCGCCGACGAACACGGCCTTGCCGTCATCATCGATGAGGTACTTCTGCTTCAGGTATTTGGTGTCATTGCGGTAGATGAAGCTGTCCGGCCACACCGTTTCAGGCCAAAGCCATTTATCTTCAGCGTCACCCTCGCGCAGCTTGTCGCTGATGGCGCGGGATATGTCGTCAAAAGAGAAGTTGGAGGCGTTGGTGAAGAAAAATTTGGTCTTGTTGATCAGGCCGTCGCGGGTGCAGTCGATACCATCAGCCAGGCGGGCAACTTCGATCTGCTGTTCATCACCTTCAGAGTTAACGAAGATGCCAACGCCTTCCTCCGGCGTTCCGGCGCCAGGCTCATCGAGCAGCACAGCCACATGGTCAAACATCATGTTGGTGGCGATCTCGTTGTACTTCTTGCCCTTCGATTCGCCGTTGGCGGCAATGCCGGAGTACAACAGGCCAGTGGAGATGTGGATCGGGTCGGAGTTGGTGCCAGCCAGCATCTCATCCAGGCGGTTAATCAGGCGCTTGCCCTTGTCGCTGGATTCGGCGTACTGGCGGTTAACGTACATGTCGCCCGTCACCTTCCCGTCGTTGTGGCTGACGTTCTGTAACCAGGCCCCGACGTGGTACTCGTTCACGGCCCGGACATCTCGCGCCGACACATGCTTGCCATCCACTTTCGGGTGGCCCAGCGGCATCGGGTTACGCTCAAGCGTGTTGTAGGCCTTTTCGATTTCTGCTGCCGGGTACAACTTCCGGTTCATCACGATATCGTCCACGACAGGCGTGATGCCGCGAACCACGATATGTGGCTTGCCGTCGATAGTTTCAGTGGTGATGTTTGAAGCGGAGTTGACGACGGACAGCACGTTAACGCGGTTGCGTTTCATGCTGGGTCCTCGTTATTAGATGGTTTTGTGTAACGCTCTGACGATAGCTTTTACTTGGCGGACATTGCCGCGACCTAGTGACTTGATGACTTTGCGATCACCTACCTGCTTCATCGTCGCTTCGACGCCGCCGATCTTAACGTGGGTGCATGAGATATCGCCAAGCCTCTTCGATTCGAAATAAACGCCGCTCATATGGGCCTCATTGGTGGATTTCGGGCAATAAAATAGGCCGCCGTGGCGACCTATTTGATGTGTTTAAATTCCCATCGGAATGAGCTGTAAATATACTCTCCGCCATCCTCCCTATCGGTAAGCTTGGCGGTAATTTCAAATTGGCTGCCAATTGGATAAACATTCACATTTGACAACTTTTTAGAACACTCAACAGCAAGTGAGGTGCCAGCCCATTGCCCTGGGATCGGCCTGATATGCACCTTCCCCTTTCTTCCAGACGTGTTGGCAGGATAAAAGCTTTCAACAATCAACTTACGATACGGCTCTTCAGGTTTTGCCATAAATCCTCCGCAAAACCTTTTTGTATCATGCCGCTTCGGCCAATTTCCACTGCTGGCGCTCTTTCTTCAGCTTATCCGCCAGCCCTTCATTGAAGATGCTGCCGTCGTCGTTGAGCAGCACCGGAATCTGGCTGCAGTAGCAGTTGTACCGGTTGCCGTTCTCGGCGTAGAAGTCGCGCACCTCTTCGGTGGTGTAGACCTTGCCGTGACGGCTGGCGTGCCAGCTGCGCGTCGACGGCTTGAGCGCTGACAGCCACAGAAGACCGGTATTCAGCCCCAGCCGGTCAGCGGCCCAGTCCGTTTCGTTCCACTGAGCCTGTCGCAGCGCGCCGACCTGCTCAGTCTGGGCGATGGTCTTGGCCTTCGACATGCTGACATCGAGGCGCTTGCTTATGACGCTGGCCGTTTCGCGAGGATTCACGCCGCGCGCTACCGCATCGGTAATGATGTTGGTCAGGTCGCCGCGGGCTGTATCGCTAATTACCTTCCAGTCGCTGAACGTTGTCAGCGTGGCCGCAGATATCTGGTTCAGATAACCTGGACTGCTTAAAAGCTGCTGTAGCGTCGTCTGGCTGGCGTACACCTGCGACTGCACCGAAAGGTTAGTGAAGGCGTTTAGAGTGCCGCGGTCATACTCCGCAATGACATAGTCCATCGCCCATAGGTTCTGGCTTCCACCATCAAGAAGTTCATCATCCAGAATCGACTGCACAACCTGCAGCAGGTCGGCCAGCTCAGCAGCTGTCATGTCGTAGATGAACTTACCGGCATTGACCTGATACAGCGAAGGCTCTGCACCTTCGTTGTTGCACATCATCCATGACCGCTGCGCGTTCGCCTCTCGCTGCTGTCCTGTCAGCCTTTGGTCAAAGAGTGCCTTCAGCCTGCGCTTAATGTTCAGATACCGGCCTTCGATATCATTGAACATCCGGCTGACCTGTCGAGAGGACTGCGTAGGGTCAGATTTATTGCGCGGTACGATTGGCGTCCCGATTCTAGTTTGCGCTGTCATCATCATCTGTCAGCGGATCCTTATCGGTTTGCTTTACATCAGGGTTAGGTGGCGACACGACCTTGCGAGGCTCCAGCTCACCGACTGCGCGGATTTCGTTTTCATCCACTGCCGGAGTGCCGTATGCCTGCTGAGTATCTTTCGCCACAATAGCCATCGCCTGCATGTTGGCAATCTTCTCTTTCTCGCTCGGCGCGAGTAGGTCAGACCATGCCAGCGTGACCTCTCCGGATGAAGGCGGGTCAATTACGCCTACGGTCCAGAAGCGCTCAAGCACGCTCTCTACAATCGTCGACTGGAATCCCCAGCGGCGGCCGTTACAGCGCTTCGCCCAGTCTGTTTTGTCCTCATCGGAGGCAAGGCGCCCCGTCTGCTGACCAAACAGTATGGTGAATGGGCACTGGATCGAAGATGCAAACTCGTTGGCTGCCACTGTCCAGGTCGGGGACGGGTCTGCCGCCGCAACAGAAAGCACCGACGGCGTGCCGGCCTGCATAACCAGGGCCGCATCCGTGCCACGGTTCATCTTGGCGACTTTGTCGTTAAGCGCCTCGCCAAGGTCTTTGTAGCCAGATTCTATGGCTTGCTTTGACAGGTTCGCAATGTTGGTTTCTTTGTCGAACGCAATCCCGAGCTGGCGACTTGCATTCTTCAGGAAACCTTCGGCACTACCACCAGATACCTTTTCGAGGTCGAGAAGTTTGTTGTAACCAGCGCGCAGGAAAGGCACGCCAGAGAGCATGTTCTCGTCTTCTGAGCCTTCGCAGAGAATGATGATTCTCTCTGGGTGCACGGTAACGCCGCGCACCGGGCCATACGTGCCATCATCACCAACTAGCTGCTCGTTGAAGTTGTACGAGACTGGCTGGCCGTACGTTTCTGAAAGCGTGTCGGTATCGAAGTTGCCTGGCTTGATCTGCGATTCCCACGCGGGGATTAGCTTAACGATAGGTCCGCTACCGATATTTCGCAGGGATTTAACCTTCGCCCGATCTACCGGCTCATGCCATTCCCTGCCGTCGCGGAACTGAATGAGCAATGCCGAGTACCGGCCAACAAGATTGCGGCGATCCGCATCCTTAATTTTCGGCCAGTGCTTCTTCAGCAGCTTAGTGGCTGACTTTTCCCAGTCCGTTGTCTTGGTTGACTCCTTTCCGCCGTCGCCGTCGATGATCGTCGGGTTATCAACCCAGCACGAATCGAGAAGCTTATGGACTGCGGCAAACGCCACCGCGTTGCGCTCGTAGGCCCGGTAGTAGCGGTCGAACTCGAGACTGTTTGGATAGCCGAACTCATCCCACAACTTCGTGCGTTTGGTGTTTCCCGGCTGGCCTGCGTACAGCATGCGCTGCCGCCCGATAGCATCAGCAAGGGCATTAACGAGGAATGAAACCTCGCTTTGTTGTTCACTCACTGACGAACTCCTTAAAAGAATACTGCGCCGACCTGCTTGTGGTTGTTCTTCGCTACAGCAAAGTAGCGGAAGCTGTCAGCACCGTGTGATGTGAAGTCATGAAGGGGTTTATCTTTCCAACACCCGCGTTTGTCGTCCCACTCCTTGCGATAGCCTTCGAGGTGAGATATGCCCTCGGCACATTTCTCCTCATCGAAGACGCAGGACGGGAGGATTTCACGCACCGACTCAATGCCGGTATCGACACCCGTTTTGGGGACAACATTGAAGGTCATCGAATAAACCTGGCCGTCGATTTCATAGCCTTCCTGCGCAAGTTCTTTACGCGATTTGGCATCAGCGCCGAATTCACGGTTCTCAATGTCGTGCGGCCCCCAGTGCTCTCCGTACTCATAGCCACGGTCTTTCAGCACCTTCATGTAGTGCCTCAGCCCCTCTCCGGAGTTTTCGTAGTAGTCGATGATGTGGAACTCTTCGCCAACCTCGCGAACGAACCAGATCGCCGTGGAGTCGCCAACGCCGATATCCCAGAACGTGTGTACCGGCAGGTGTGAGTTATCAGGGATTTGGCCGATCCGCTTGTTGGTGTACAGCCAGCGGAACTGCTTGGCATAGTACGCGCCTTCGACAGACTGCTGGAACGCCTCGGCCGGAATGGTCGGGTATTCGCGCTTCATGTCATCGCCGAGTGTTTTCTCTTTGGCGTAATACCAGGCTTTCTGGCATTCGTTGACGACTACGCCGTGCTTCGCCTCCATTTCAGCGAAGTACTCAAGCAGGCGCACCGGCAGCGATTCAACCGGGTCGATTGCGTACTGTGGATTCTTCCACCAGGAGAAGAAGAAAAACTTCCAGTCGAGGTTGGACAGTTCCTTATCCTGCAGCATGGCCTTCTCAGCCTCGGTGCAGTAGTCATAGAAATACCCAGCCCGCCCCTCAGCAGTACTCTCAAGCGTAATTACGCCACCAAGTGGCACAGCTTCGAAGGCACCGGTAACTATCTCCTTAGCCTTTTCTGGCCACTTTGCGCATATCTTCCCAAACTCGGAAACGTGCAGGCTATAGAGCGTGCCGCCTCGGAAGGAGGTAGATACCGTTACGCTGCCGCCTTTAGCAAAAACGTACTCACTGGTCGTCTCTTTAACGAGAGGATTGGCCAGCTTTATATCGTCTGGCATTCGCTGGTAGGCAAACTGCGTTTTGTTTCGGAATAGCCTTTCTGCATCCGGAAGTGAGTGAGCTATCAGGGCGCATTCTTTTTTGTGGAAGATCGCCAGATCTAACTGGATGATGCACACCTCGGTGGTAAACCCGAGCTGACGCGCTTTGAGTATCACGTTGCGGTCGTGCATCCCGTCGAAATACTCCAACTGCTCAGGAGTCATCTTGAACGTTACGCACTTGCCGTTTTTATCTTTGATTTTGTACAGGTGATTGAGACGCCAGAACCTGTTCTTCAGGAGCGCTTTCTGCTTTTCAGTTAACACAGTCACTCCTTACAGGTCTTCATCTCCTATCTCATCCATGACAGATGCAACTGAGCTCACGGCAAGGCCGCCTGAGTGTTCAACCTTCTGTTTATTCGTGTACGCATCCCCGCACTCTTTGGCGGCCTGCTCCATCAGCGAGGCTGCCAGTGCCATGTTTTTCATTCCTTCAGCGCGGGTCATCATCCGGTCAAGCGCACGTAGACGATAGGCTTTGTTGGCGATCGGGATGTCGCTTAATTCGGTCTGGAAGCGCTTACGGGTTTCGTGAAATAGCTCCACCCATTTCTGCGCCAGTCCCCTGCCGTTTGCTTTCGTCGGGTCGTGAGATTCGACCTGCTGCCGAGTGATGCTCAGGCCAAATTCTTTTTTGACCAGCTCTACCACCTGGGATGGAGTATCGAAACAGGCAAGAGACTGAACGATGAAGGCTTTGACCTCACCTTTCAGTGTCGCCATAAATTACCTGCCTGTCATAATCAGTCATATTGTTAGGCCAGCTTTAACATGCACGTACCGCATGATCTGGCTATATCGATGTGAGCCACTTCTGCTGGCGCATTGGCCGCATCAACGAGCTCCTGTACTTCTTTGCTGGCACCGTATCGACGTACGACACCAATGAATTCTTCGACGTCGTGGCCGCGTAGTGTGAGCACCGGCTGCCCGGTCTCTTTGTTGAATTTAGGCGCGCCGAAATCATCGGTGGCCTGGGCGATATGGTAAAGCTCATGCTCTACCAGTGCGCAGAACTCGAGGTCACTGCATTGTGAGCAGTAGTCGGCTGCCAGCGTGATGATGAACTTCGGGATTCGACCGAACCATTCATACATCTGCTGTTCCATTCTGGCTTTCTGCCAACCGCCTGCGCGGAGCATTACCTGTTCGGCCTGACCGAGGACATACCGTCCTTTCTTCGCGAACGAGTCAGACGCCCACATGAAGCAGAGATCGGCCTCAACCAAGTGCTCATGGTCAGGGTTATGGATGCTGCCGGTATCGCTGATGATTTGCCGGTTTATCCACTCATGCACTTCATTAGCGGGGATCAGCCTGGTGTATGGCCGCCAGTTGTCGGAGTCGATGAAGTTAACTGGCGGATATGGCCTGCGCTCGTCATCGTTAGCCATTTGCAACTCCGTTTATTCGGACGCTATTTATTGTGATTTACTCCTCATGACTTGCTCAAAATCACTAAATAATTCCTACTTTTATTCGATTATTGAAGAGTTTTCATAAGGAGGAACAATGGGTATTGAAGAGAATTTACTCGAGACACTGTTAAAGAATGATGTTTTCCATGAAGAGGATGGAAAAGTATCAGGCATTGCCAAGCTTGCTATCGATAAAGGGTATGCAAATTTATCACCGGCACAAAAGCGAGTATTACAACCGTTTATGAGTCATGGTTGTGAGGGTTATACCGATCCTGGTGGACATCACAACGGTTGCGGAAAAGTTCTGGAAGGTGCAGAACTTGATGAAGCTTATGAACACACATGGGAGCATGGCGGCTTACTCTGCGAGGACTGTCGCGAACAAAGTGGTTATGACGATTACCGTCGTGAGAAATTTATGAAAGACTAAGATTTCGGCCTATCTCACGATAGGCCTTTTAACATCTTGCCGTTCTTTATCCATTTTATTCTTCTAATGACTGCTCGGTCTGCTCCGCCGGTACTGGCGTGAACTGCACGCGCTTCACATCGGCCGGAGCGAAATAAAGCCACTCGCCCGTCTCTGTCGCCAGCGGCACAAAGCCATTAACCAGCTCAGGCTGACGTCGTGACATCTGGCCTTTGAACTCACCGCCGTCGTTCGTCGTCAGTTTGATGTTGTAGATGTCGGACATGATTACCTCGAAGAGCTTCTGTAATGAATCACAACTTAACGATGTGCCCTGTCAGTTCTTCGAACTTGTCTCTGCCAACCGAATTAAGCAACGTGACAAAGCTACAAGCCAGGATGTAGAACAGCGAAGTAAACACCCATCCTGAGTAAGACAGCATGACGAAGATGGCCGCCATCGTCACAAGCCCGATGAATCTCTTGAACGCTCCCTTACGTTTGTAATAGTCCTTCAGAGGGATTAACAGCTTGGCACGCTCCATGGGGTCACTCTCCTTCCCGGCCATGAACACAGCCACAAGGAACAGAGGCGAGATGAAGCAAGCAAGAGCTATAATCGCCCAGTAAGCCGCCACGACGATGCTCATCAATGAATGGTCACCATGTAATGTCGCGTAGACCAGCAGGCCAAACAGACCCCAGACCAGAACAAATACAAAAGCAGTAGTCATCAACTTCTTCATAAATCACCTATAAGTTGCGAGCCTGTTCGCATAGATAAGCCGCCCCGAGAGATAACGATTTATCTCAGGCTCGCTTCCTATAGGCTCTCGGTTGGTAATGCGCTGCGATGCGCATAAAAAGCCCCGCGGATGCGAGGCTGTTATTTGAGGCACTGCTCTCTGATGTACCCCTGCATGCCGCGAATCATCTTGTCAGCGGTTGCGATTCCGTCCCGGTGATCGAAATAATTCCGTCGAGCGTCTGGAGTAAGTTCGGGGGCTCCTGCATCATCCACGCTGGGGGCGGAGGTGGCTTTTGGCACTCCAGGGCAGGTTGCGGCGATGCGCAGCCGTTTAGCGCCAGAATCGACATCACGACGCAAATCGTTAATGGTCTTTTTCGCATCGGACAATTCCTTCGTGTATTTGGCATCCAGCGCAGCAACATCTCGCTGGCGCACCTGCATATCTTTGATGGTGGCGTTAGCCAGGCGGAGATTCTTGGTGGCTTTGTCGCGCTGGTCTTTGTAGGTGATGGCATTATCGCGGTAGTGGTTCACGAAGAACACCAGCACGCCGATTACAACCATCACCAGCAACAGCAACCAGTAACGCTTGACCAGTGCGCCAATCACGACAGGAACAGAGCGCGCTCCGCCTCACGCCGACGGGTCAGCCCGTTAAGGACTTTTCCGCCAGCTTTATTCCAGCGCAGGAACTCATCGGCAGCACCAGCGTAATCACCGGCGTTGAGTTTTCGCAGGAGAGTCGATGTCGACAGTGACCGGGCACCGAGGTTATACGTGAACGACACCAGGGCGTCGAATTGCCCCTGAGTCAGGCCGACTTTAACCAGGCGGGAAACGTCGCTTTCGTAGCTGACCAGTCCTGTCTTCAGCAGACGCTCTGCCGTTTCCTGATTAATCGTCATCCCGGCGCGGATTGGTTTCCCATCGACAGGCTGAGTCCAGCCATAGCCGATCGTCCAGACGCCAACGCTGTCCTGGTACGCGGTAAGCTTGCAGCCTTCGAACTCTTTGATCAGGGCAATGCCTTTATCACTGGTTTGCATTCTTCATCCCCGTCAGACGTTCCCAGAAATAGGTCAGAGCCACGGAGCCCATCGCCCCGCTAATGCCTGACGTAACCAGAATCATGTAAAGGCTCAGCCCACTTTCTACGCTGATTAGGCCACCAATGAGACCGGTAAAGCCGGACACTGCAATTTGTGCCAGCGCATTAATCCAGCTCCAGGTGGCTTTGTTCTGTTTAACGTCAATAAGGTATCGGACCAGGCCGCCCCAGCATGACAGAGCAAGGACAATAAGCCATGACACTCCGGCAATGCTTTCTTTATCTTGCATACGTTTAGCCATATCACCTCCGAAAGAACGGGGTGCTGTTTGTGTAGTGGGAATGGCCGTCAGACACGATAGCTACGGGGCATCTGGAATTGATTGTCTGCGGCCTGAATAAAAAACCCGGCGACATGCCGGGAAGATGAGGGTAAGGCAATGTCGGCTCTCTGGCCGAAGGGTCCCAGGTAGTGGGTTCTGTGTGTGGCGATCGGACTCGAACCGATACTCAGGTTCAGTATTAGCATCATGCCTGCCCTGCTGGCGTTAGCCAGTTGATGCATTACTCTACCCATCTAACCCGCAAGCGGGAATTGAGTTACACCACAACGGACAGAGCACTGAGCACTTCGCGCCAACTCCATGCTTCTGCGTGGGTTGGGTTATGAGCCCTTCACGCCAATGCTCTTTCCTGTTGTGCAGATACAAAAAAGCCCAAGGCGTTAACCTCGGGCTTGAATTTTTTTGGCTTCGGAACGACTGAACGGATTCCCAGCGTTAGAGATGAATCTATCCAGTTTTTCCGCGAAATGCAATACCTATTTCCTATATATTTTCAATATTAGGGAAAATTATTTTCATCTCGTTACTTTTGAGAGAATGGCATCAGCCATAGACTCCTGCTTATGGCATTCGGCGACAAGTTCCTCAAAGAGCGGCTGAAGTTGGTCATAAGCCGCCGTTTTCTTTATCTCCGCAACAGTATTAATTCCCTCTATCACCGTTGAGAACTTCAGTCTGGCGTAACCTCTTCCACCGCAGCGGTCACAGGCTTTCATCACCGGAACACCCTGGCGATCGCTTTCTGCTTTGTCCAGTACCTTGCCTTTGCCATGGCAGCGACACGAATTGCTGATAACGCCTTTTCCGTTACATGGCTTGCATTTAACCCGCACCACCTCACGCGCCTGCGTCCAGCTCTCCCAGTCACTTGGACGAACGGCCCGCGACATTTTCGACCAGTACGGCGGTTTCCCCCATGGATATGAGACCTTGTTGGTAAAGACTTGTGCCTCTGTAAATCCGCTACCATCACAGCAATCACATTTTCGAGTACTGGCAGCACTTCTTGAATAATCCTGGTATGCAAAAGCGCAGAGAACCTTAAGCACGCCTGACCGAGCTGATTCATCCAGTTCCGACAGTGCTCTGAATTTACCTGATAACTTTCGTGCCTGCTCATAGAGTCTCTCCAGTGCTATATCTGGGCTGCTAATGCCGATTTTCGAGAGGTAAAGATCGAAACCAAACCCGCACTTGTGACCAGCAAGTCCAAGCGCCGCCATAACGTCAGTGCCGGTTAGACTGTCTGATGCTGTTGCGCGAGGAGAGTCACTGAACATCGGTGATTTAGGCGCAAAGTATTTAGCGATTGATTCGAGGTTCATTATGCGGCTTCCTTCTGTGGCTGGTTGGTTTTGGTCTGGCTGTGCTTTGTTACTGGCGGCAGATTGGCGCGCTTAACGCTTTCAGCCTGGTACCGGATAATCTGGTCACGTGTCATTCGTCCACCCTCTCGTTCTGCCAGAGAGGAAGTGGTGACTTATCCCCGGCGCGGCGTATGCGGGACTTGGCGTTCTTCTCAATCTGAATGAGTTTCTCGATATTCTGACGGCGCTGCTTTTCTTCCCGGCGGAGATATTTCACGTTCTCCATATAGCGAGACTCCTGGTCGCAGAGCGTCATCAGGAAGTCAAAAGGCTCGATCAACGTTTCGCACTTCCGGCAGCGTAAAGTCCTGTCTTTCTCGTTAACCCAAACATTGGAGTGCAGGCACATAACCTTCTGCCCTTCTCGCTGAATAACCAGCCCATCTTGCAGGTCGTTATTCTTATTCGGGAAAGCGACAACTTTGCCCAGTTCTATTTCGGTTTCTGTGCTCATGCTGCCTCCTGCTGTTTCAGCGCGCGAAGGTCTGCTCGGGCCTTGGCGCGGATGCCTTCCAGTTCTTCCCGGGTGTAACGGTGGGTTTCGTTGTTGGATTCCAGCGCCAGAACGCGCTCTTCGCCGATCAATTCGACCAGGGCGGCGCGGTACGCCTCGATGTTCCCGGATTTGTGGACGTTGCAGGCGGAGCATTGGAGCCAGATATTGTCCGGGTTAAAGCGAAGCTGTGGTGCGGCGGCCGTGGTGCGGTAATGCCCGGCATGCCAGGCAAACGCGGTCTTGGTTCCGCAGGAGATGCAGCCGTGCCCGGCGGCCAGCAGCATTTCGCGCCGCCAGTCGTTGAACGCTCGCTGAGTCATCTGCACCCAGTGACGGATCGGCTTCAGTTCCATGCGACGTGCAGCGCGGCGCTGTCGCCCTGCTTTATCGGACTCCTTCTGCTCCTTGATGCGCTTAGCCGCGGCTTTCACCTTCTCCTTCTCGCGTTCTTCCATTGCGAGGATTGCGCCGTGTTCCGGGCTGCACCAGCGGATCCGAATATCGTGGAATTTCGGCACGAAGTATTCACTGCATACTTTGCACTTACGGCGGGATGGTTTACGCATGGTTCCTCCGTGCAGCGAGACGCAGCCATTTCTGATCCACCAGGCGGGCGGTGTAGCCCTTCAGTGTCTGGATGTCGGACGGCTTAACCGCGGGCTTACGTTGGCGGCGTGCCGGAACGCGGAAGATGTGATTTGTGATGACGCGTGCGAGAGGACTACCCACGGGAAGCCCTCCATTCTTGCGCCCAGGCGATGCGCTTGCTGGACGCTTCGGAGAACTTCACGCCGCGGTCGGTACCAAACCAGTAAATCGCCTCGATGACGTCGACCATGTAGCGCTTGCTGGATTTGGATGTGCGGACGCCAAAATAAACGCGGCCGCCGTTGATGCCCGGCGCGGATTTTTGTTCCTGGTCCTGAGTCTGGTTTACCAGAACGGTGATGAGGTCCTTCCACTCTTCTCGGGTAAGCTTTTCGCCGTGCCAGACAACCTGGTCAGACAGGTCTTTCAGCAGCGGCCACATCAAACGGTTTTGCTTGTCAGTACGCGTCTCTTCCCGGGCTTCAACGACCATCGGCGCGCGAGGGTTTACTGGAAGGGTGCGAATGTACGCGATGAGGTTGTCTTTAACGGTGTCGTTAACGATGCAGTAGTGCTGTTTCATACGCCACCTCCGAGAGGTAACGCAGAATGCAGGAAATCGCAGGTGCATTTCTGCATCTGTGACAAGGTGAGGAGTTCAGATTGTGGTCGCATTTAAGTCCCCTTAAATGCGCAGAAGTCACCGTCGGGCGTTCAACTCCGACGACGGTTAAATTATGGCTGGTTGATTATGGAAAATCAACATAAGAGAAAGGCCTTCGAAGAGGCCATTGGTGTCTTGATGCTGGTTTATAAATCTCTACCCGCCGGGATGATTCACAAAATACATTTGCAATTAGTACTTCAGGGAAGGCTGGATTTGATCTAGCTTGTTAAACAATCCGTAGATTATGATATCGGGATAAAAAACAGAAGGGATGGCCTGGTTATGAATAATGGGGTGTTTACTACCGTCATTACTGGTGTTTCAGTGTTTGTGTTGGGTCAGATATTTGTAAAATCCATGCTTGATCCTTACATTTCATTCAAGGAACATTTGGGGATGGTTTCGGCCATTCTCCTGCGTGAGCAAAATAAAATCCTTAGCATCAATGCGAAAAGCGAAGTAATAAACGAAATCAAACAGGCGTCAGCTTTGCTGTTGTCAAAATCTAATGCCATACCCTTGTATGGAATGTTGGCTACTTTACGTCTCCTTCCTCGATACAAAGATGTCCTTAAGGCCTCGTGGAATCTGAATCTTATTGCGTCTATTTTAGAAGAAGGAAGAAACACCACCCCCAAAGAAACCTATACAACTATTTCTAATTCTCTCAATGCGGTAGGCAGTAAGTTAGGGGTGGTTGTTACATACAGACCATCTTAGATCAGCAAATAATATCTTCCTGCTGCGGCGCTGCCGGCAGCGGCATCCAGTGGGTGAACATATCGGCGTAGTAGGATTGGTCTTCAAAATCTGTCCAGCGATTTGCCACATCATCCCAGCACAAGACCTGCTGATTATCCCATTTAGCGAACACGATTACCCACTCTTGTGAGCCTGGCATCCGCTCGCTTACTGGAATCCAACCATCCGGAATCACCGGATAGTCGCCGTCTTGCGCCGGAGCGATGTAGTTTTGCTCCGGACAGCAATCGGATTGCGCTGGAGAGTTACCATTCTGAAGCTTGGCTTCTTGAAAGCGTCCAAGCTCCACGTACTCCTGACATGACCACCCGCCATCAATAAAATCGCGAGCTTCAACAGCGTCGAAAGTGAACGATGTTTCACCGCCAGTTGGTGAGGTTAAGCCGTACAGATCTACTACCGGATTAAATTGCGTTACTGGTATGGTACCTTCATTGGTGAGGGTACCATCTGCACCCTGAAGCATGGCGGCGCGATAGGCGTTCCAGCCGACAGCTTTTCCGTGTTCAAACGAGCTGTCAAAGTCATCATCCATTTCCATCGCAGCGGGCACAGATATCGGCGCTGGCGGGGCGGTGTAGAGCGGCGTTACTTCTCGCAGCGGGTCGGCATAAGCATTGCCACTATCGAAGCTGACGTTGTTTTTTGCGCCGCCGCCTGACAGTAGCCACGCCACCGGCTCCGCTTCGAGCGATGCCAGCGCGATAAGAACAATCTGGCGAATTTCATCGTTAACATTACACATGCGCGGGTCATTGGCGTATTGCTCAATGCGCTCTTTGGTAATAGTGCTCATGACGCCTCTCCTTTACCGGCTGCGGCGGGTACGTCGATGCCAGCAGCAGACAAAGCTATTCGGAACGCTTCCTTCAAATCTGCAATCTGCTTGTCTTTGGCTTCCAGCTCATCTAGCAGTGCCAGCACGGTGGACGGGGTTAGAGCCTCATTGAATTCATCGCGATCATAACCCCAACTATCGGATTCTGCTCTCTCCGCCGCTTCACGCAGCGCCTGTTTGTCGATGTTGCTCATTGGGCGGCTCCTTCTGCTTTCTTCTCGTCAACGCTCCAGGCGGTAGCCAGTGCTCCAGTCACCTGCATAAACGAGTGCTTTACTTTCACCGAGAAAGTTTCTCCTGTGGCCGATACCGTTTCGATGGTGGTCAGCTCGCCGCCGCTTTCGAAATCAGGGTAGAACTGCGTTACAAGGTTACTTTCGACAATAACCGATCCGTCCGGCGTGTGCATTTTCAGTTTCATACCCCTACCCTCCCCCAAACCATCAATACTCGCTTCATCGCCGGGCTGTTTCGGCACTCCTGGCAGATCACGTTTGCCTCTGTACGCTGCACCAGCTTCGAATTTCCCTTCGGCATGGACGGTATGGTTTCCGGTGCGTATTTCATGCCGTAGCTGGTCAGCCGATACAGCCGCTGGCCGTGCTTGCCTTCGAACTCGATCAGGCCGTCTGCAAACAACGTGCTTAACGGGCCGGAAATCTTTTTGGTGGTCATGCCGATCATGGTGGCAATGCGAGCACTATTCAGGCCCGGGTTATTACGCAGGGCTGCAAGAATCTGCCCACGAATTGTTATGGTCATCAGAACCCCCCTTTCTTTTTCGGCTGCTGCTCACGCCCGCGGCGTTCTGCGGCGGCGGCCTGCTGGTCTGTGTCGTAAATTGCCCCGTTAATCTGATCGCAATACACCGTGCCGGTACTGCCGTGGCGGTTGAGCCGCAGGATTAACTCGGTTTCGCCTGGCGGCACGCTGTCATCGAAAGCACCTTCCCGGTGGATGCCAACCCAGTAGTCGCAGTCCTGCTCAATCTGTCCTGTGTCGCGGGAATCGCTCGGTAATGGGCGTTTATTGACTCGCTTCTCCAGTTCTCGGTTCAGCTGGGTCAGCAGCACGACGACGCAGCCAAGCTCTTTGGCGAGGTTCTTCAACCCTTTGGTGATCATCCCGTAAGCCAGATCATTACGGTCTGCTTTTTCTGCGGTCATCAGCGTCAGGTAGTCGACCAGAATCATGCCTACGCAGCCTTTCTCGCGCTTAATTCGGCGGCTTTCGCTAACGATGTGCGCCAGTGACAGGCCCGGGGTGTCGTCGATGTACAGCATGTCGATTTCACTCAGTCTCCCGGCTGTGGCGATCGCCTTCTTAAAGTCACCGTCGTAGTCTCCCTGGTACTGGTCGTCGGCGTCATCCGTGGCGGGCATGTAAAAAATGCTCGGGTTTACGCCGGACTTCTGACCAACCAGTTTTTCAAGGATCTGATCGCCTGGCATTTCCAGGCTGAACATCAGCGCTGGCTTTTTCTCACGAACTGCGCAGTTGATCGCCATCTGCCCGTACAGGGTTGTCTTGCCCATCTTTGGCCTTGCGCCAATCACGAACAGAGAGCCTTTAACCAGACCTTTCGGTGCCAGCAGTCGATCGAGCGACGGGATACCGGTACTCATGCCGCGCTGTTCGCCTGAAGGGTCAAAGCGTTTCTCCAGATCTGCTACCCAGTCATCCATAACCTCGCCAAACGATCTCAACCCACGGCGACTGCCGGTTTTTGAATGGTCTGCGAGCTGGGTGAAAATACCCTGAATGGCCTCGTACTTCTGCGTGGCGCTCATGCCGTTGCGGGAATACAGCAGCTCAGTAGCTTCGGTCAGTCGGCTGATGCCATAGCGCTCCATTGCGGCTTCGCGGACTGATGCAGCGTATGCCACGATGTTTGCAGCGCTCGGTGTGTTTTTTGCGATCTGCGCGATGTAGGCGAAACCGCCGATCTGCTCCGTAAGTCCTTTGCTTTCCAGAGAGTCGAAAAGCGTCAACCCATCGACTGGCTTGTTAGCTCGGAACATGTCACGTAATTCAGCAAAGACGATCTGATGAACCCGGATGTAAAACGACTCAGGCTTGAGCATTGCCAGCACTTTTTGAACACGCTCGCTGTTGTCATCGTCCAGCAGGAGTCCGCCGATGACGCTCTGCTCTGCTTCGACGTTGTGGGGTACGGTCAGGATTTCAGAGGTCATCACAGGCCCCCTCGCGCGTCTTGGCATACACATCCACGTTCAGGAAGTATTCGAGAGCCTTGCGGCGCCATGTGCGTCCCGTGCGCTGGTCTGGGCGGTTCTCCAGCATCCAGCGGCAGTTAGTGGCGATGTAGCTCAGATACGATTCCCAGTCGCTCAAGGTGAACTTATGGCCGTCGAGCTGCTGAGTTACTTTCCCGGCCTTCTGCCAGAAGGTGCGGATCAGAGCACGGCGCTTGTCAGTCAGTATCCTGATGCTCTGGGCTTCAGGCAGTACGCGATGGTAAACCTCGACTACCTGCTCACAGCTGAGAGAAGGTTTTTTTTGCTCTGGTTTTTCTGCTGCTGATGCACACTCTCTTACGTTAGTAAGAGAGTTATTTAATATATTGTTATCTGTGGACACTGGCTGGACATCGGCTGGACACACATCCTCTACAGGCATTGGTACTACTGCTTTTGGGCTGGACACTGGCTGGACATCGGCTGGACAAAAATTTGACTGATATTCGTCATATTTGACCACTTTTAGAACAGTAAAACGGTTGTTCGATTTGGTGGTGATCATGCCCAGGTTCTGGAATTTACGGAGCAGTGATTTAACGCGATCAGCGGTCAAACCCGTTTCCATTGCCAGCGTGTTTCGCCCGGTAATAAACTCTCCGCGTTCGCAGATCACATCGCCAACATCAGTCGAAACCATTGTCTGTTCGTGATTAGCGCGCAGGAGCAGGTGAACCCATAAATGAGCCGCCTCAGCGTCCTTGTAGAACGGCACATCCATAATTTTACGGTGCAGCAAGGCAAACCCCTTACCGTCATTCGTGCGCGGTTTCTGGAGCCTTCTGGCCTCTCTGGCTTCGGCTAAATTGGATACGTTACCCACGGCCACTCTCCTTACGTTTCAGCTCTTCCAGGATGGCGCGCATCTTCTCTGCCACAATCGGATTAACCGAGCGGATGAAGCGGTCGCGGGTAATGTTTTTATGTACAGCGGTATGGAAATAGCGTGGTTTTTTTGCCATTATTCCTCCTGCAATGAGTGCACACGATTTGCATTTGAAGGCCAGTTCTGTTCGCGCAGACTGGCTTTCGCCATTTTTGATACTTCCCATCACATAACTCCCGGCGCCATAGCGGCCAGACTTGTCACCACCGCAGCGATTGATTCAGTTGGCAGGAAGCGCAGCAGTGCTTCAGCAGCTTCTCTCACCTCTTTCTCAAGGCGTTGTATCGGCTGACCAAGTAACTTCGCCTGATGCGCTTCAGTGCACTCTTTCATGGCCTCGGCTATCAGTTCGGCCTCAGTCTTTGCGACCAGACCGAACTCTCTCGCCACTTTCTCGTTATCCCACGCCATCACGTCGATAATGACGGGGATCAATAGCATCAACCCCTTGTCGTTCTTCGGGCCCGGATCGTTAATCATCCGGAAGAAGTTCTGCTTCGTGTTGTGTTCAGAACCTGCCAGTAACAACCCCTTCCCGCCGCGCGCCAGCCACTCTTTCGCAACCAGCTGAGAAATGTGAACCTGAGACTGGCCCGGCGTAGCTTTTTGCCAGGCCTTAACTGCCTCCCGTATTCGAATTAGCTTACGGTTATTGCGCGGAACACTTTGATAAATCGAAATCAACGGACGTTGTTCAAGTCCGGTACTCTGTTGATACGCAAGTGAATGCATTGCTTTCCCTTTCGTGGTTAGGGCCGCCGTTAAGCGGCTGTGTTATTCGCCTCAAGCAGCTGGGCGAGGTCTGGACGGATATCTGCTGGTTTTAGCTTGCCGTTTGTTGCAGTGACAATCTTCATTACGTAGCGGGCATCAATGCCGCCGCCGTGCAACCAGCGCCATACCGTCGGCTGAGCAACGCCGCAAAGGTCGGCTAATTTCTTCTGGCTACCAGCGATATCAATGGCGCGCTGGATTGTTTTGTTCGTCATCTTCCAATTCCTATGAGTATTGGTGTGAATTGATAATAGCAATGCGTATTGATTTAGGCAATAGCTAAACGTTTTTTGACCTTCAATACGCAAGCGTATAAATTAAAACTCATGAAAAAAGAAACTCTTGCAGAACGCCTGAATCAGGCGATGGAACTATCTGGCATGTCTCAGGGCGCTTTAGCTAAGGCGTCTGGCGTTGCTCAGCCCACCATCTGGAGGCTGACCAGTGGCAATGCCCGAGGCTCAACTAAAATCGTTGAGATCGCCAATGCGCTTGGCGTTCGCACTGAGTGGCTTTCAACCGGAGTTGGCCCAATGCGTGAAGATGGTCAAATGCCCGCAATTTCGCAGCCAAAAACAGAGCTGGCCCCTACTGACACATTCCGCATTGAGGCGCTAGACTTTTACGTAAGCGCCGGGCCAGGAGCCATCAACAGCGAATTTGTAGAGGTGCTTAGATCCGTGGAATACTCAGTGGAAGATGCTCGTCGGATGTTTAATGGCAGGAAGGCTGAGCAGATCAGAATCATTAATGTTCGCGGAGACAGCATGTCCGGGACCATTGAACCAGGCGACTTATTGTTCGTCGACATCAGCGTCCAGCATTTTGATGGTGACGGGATCTACGCCTTTATCTACGACGATACTTCCCACGTTAAACGCCTCCAGAAGATGAAAGATAAGCTGTTGGTCATCTCCGACAATCAGACTTATCGCCCGTGGGAGCCGATCGAAAAAGAAGAAATGAACAGGATACTCGTATTCGGCAAGGTGATTGGTAGCATGCCTCAGACATACAGAAAACACGGTTAACAAACCCAGCTATGAATCAAGCCCAGCCATAGTGCTGGGTTTTTTATTGCCCGCAGCCAGCCCATTCGTCACAGCAATACCCGCAGCAGTAAAAAAACGATCTGAATCTCAATCCCTCGAAAAAATATCCAAATAAATTCCTTTAGCTATCAACGCATTAATAGCAATTGCTATTATTTAATATCAATACGTATTGCTATAAACAATACTCATCGCTATTATCAATCCATCGAAACGAAACATCGACAGCTGAGCGAAGTTAGCCAGCGGCGGACAGTAAGTCGCCTGCTCATTAAGAATTCAGTCAAGCAGCAAATCACCCGGAGCGCTCCTGGCAAATTGAAATGGCGCCCAATGGGATTGAGGCAGGTGTGTAACGCGTGGCGGGTATAGCACACGAAGAGGACTCCGCACCGGAATGGTTTGCTGCTCAGTTCCCGAACATCGGGGAAGCTTTACCAGCAGCTCTTTGCGAGGGGCTGACGGCAAATCTACTCCACTTATTTGAGGTGATGGTGATGGATATAAAAAACGATGAAGTAGCGATGTTTAAAAGCAACAATGGCGTAATTTTAGCAGCTGACGCAGCTTATGCTGCTGCTGAAGAAGCGGTTAAAGGGGCATCAGATGACCACTGGTATCGGCAGAATTTGATAAAGGCAGCACTGGAGACTGCCCTGGCATCAGTTATCGTTTTATAGCGATCCCAAAAGGCGTAGGTGCTTCTGCTTTGTACTTTTCCTTTGCTGCTTCACGACAGGCAGGAAGCAAATCAGCAATGCGCTCAATTAAAGCTTCTGGCGTGTTGGCGGATGGGTCTTTTACTGCAAGCGCCAGCGCTAAATCATATGCCACTGATTCCTCAGTTCTCTTTCCTGCAAATACATTCATGGACATAAAGAAATCCTTTTATTGACTGTGGAATATCCAGTCTACGGCATTCCTTTGACTGTGGAAAGTGAAGGAAATCACGCGCCGGGCGTGGCTAAACATCCCGGCACTCATTCAAGTTGAGGCTGCCAGGTAGGCGGCCTTTTTCATACCTGGAGTTATTTACGAGTGACTCAAGTTATGACAACCGGCGGCCATCCACCGCCCATTGAAACACTGAATAAATGCGTTGAAGTCTTGTATTAACCGTTCCGTTCGCCGCGATAAGGCCAAGAGGATTTATGAGCAACAAAACTGGCGGTCCAGCGTTTCCACAATCAGGCGTATGCACTCCTGAAATTAACTCATGGGATAGCGAAGATTTTGGAGGGCGAGGTTTAACCGTGCGCGACTACTTCGCGGCTAAGGCTATGGCCGCCATTGTGCGTAGATGGGACGGGCATTCGTTTGGTGGAGGCCCGGAGTCACCACAATACAAAGAATTAGCCGAAGATGCGTATCACATTGCCGACGCCATGCTCCGCGCTCGGGAGGCATCATGACAATCACCCACAACGGCAAGCAGTATACAGCCAAAAAGCTCAACGATAACGAGTGGCAGCTTACGTCGTTATCGGCACCGCGCGACAAGCTGACTCTGAACCGCTGGCAGATGCACGTTGCTGGCTTATTGGCTCAAGTGGAGGGTAAAAAATGATGTCTCACTACGGCACCACCCCGCTCATTCGCCAGTGCGTCACGCCCGGGATGATGGCAATGCATGAAGGCCGAACCTATCGCGTCTCAGCAGTCATTCAGGAGCGCAAATGGGTGTACCTGCACACCGATGCAGAGATCATCCGCCTCAGTGACTGCGTGATTGACATCCTTTTGGACGGTCACGGCAACCCAATCGTTCACTGAGGACGCTGATATGGAAATCAAAACGCCAGCCAACCCAAGCAAAAAGGCGACGGCCAGGGTAAAGAATCCTCTTCCCGCGCCAACCAGTTGCTACCTGTGCTCTGGTTCAGTGCGGATCGGCACTCATGGAGAAGTCTATGGACGTGACTTCAGTGACTGGCCATATGTCTATCTTTGCGAATGCTGTGGAGCATACGTCGGGCTTCATCCTTTCACAGCAATACCGCTTGGGGCTCTGGCAGACAAGCCCACCCGCGACGCGCGCAAGAGCTGCAAGTTGCCATTTGAACGTATCTGGAAGTCGGGCGCCATGACGCGTACTGAAGCTTACCAATGGCTGGCTGACAAGATGGATATACCTGTTCACGAATGCCACTTCGGCTGGTTCACCGTAGAGCAGTGCCACACTGCAATGCATCACTGTAACGACTGGCTAAACCGCTAACCACCCTATTCAACCGATCGGCCTGGCTTCTGCGGGCGGGATCTGCACATCCAAATTTCAGGAGTTCAGCCATGAACGCATTCCTCACTTACGACCGCATCGAAGATCGGCGCTGGGTTGAGCAGCAGCTCACCGATGAGAAAGAGAAGTGGATCGACGACCGGGCACAGCAAATTATCGACATGATGCCAAAAGAGCCGTCCGGCCTCTTCCACTTCACTGTCCCGATCGACACCAGCCCATACGAAGGACTTCGCAGCGATAAAGCTGGCGAGGCCTACAACGATTTCATTTCGGCAGTTGCTTACGCCCAGGCGGAATACGACTGGGAACACCGTACCGGCTGCCCGTTTTAAGGATGCATGAAATGTCTGAAACTAAAACTCACTACCGAAAGGCTTTTGACTCTCCATACCTGAGCAGTGCCGACATCGTTGAGCCTACAGTTCTGACGATCGCCCGGGCAACGTTAGAAAACGACAAAACCAAAAAATCCAAAGACGTTTTTAACACCGCTTATTTTGAAGAGCGCGAGCTGCGCCCCGGCGAAAAGCTCAAGCCGATGATTCTGAATGCCACGAACAGCAAGATGCTGAAAAGTATTACCGGATCCCCCTTCCTTGAGGATTGGGTTGGCGTGAAGGTCACTGTTTACGTCGATAAAAATGTCCGGTTCGGAAAGGAATCGGTTGAAGGCCTCCGCTTAAGCCCGGCACGCGTTACAAAGCCGGTGCTTTCACCGGAAAAAACGCAGGCATGGAATAACGCTAAGGCCGCCTTCAAGCGCGATGGCAACCTTGATGCAGTGCTGGCGAGAATGGACATTTCTCCAGAACATCGCCGCCAGCTTGAGCAGGAGTGTTCATCATGATCTGGCACGACGTCGAGCAAAACGGTGAAGAGTGGGATGCTCTTCGCCTGGGTAAGGCCACCGCTTCAAACTTCGGACTGATTATGGCTAACGATGGAAAGGCGTTTGGTGAGCCAGCCAAGCGTTATGCCCTTCAGTTGGCTCTTGAGCAGATTAAGGGATGCAAGTCTGAGTTCGGCTTCTCAAACGAACACATGGAGCGCGGGCACGAACAGGAACCAATTGCCCGCATGCTGTACGAAGAGATGAACTTTGTCGACGTGGATAACGGCGGGTTCTTTGATCACGAAACTTACGGCGACAGCCCTGACGGCCTTGTTGGCCAGGACGGGCTCGTTGAGATTAAGTCGGTCATTGCCGCCACTCACTACTCCACCCTCACCCGCGGCTCCTTCGATCCGGCATACAGATGGCAACTGGTCGGTCACCTTGATTGCTCCGGAAGGGATTGGGTGGACTTCATCAGCTACTGCTCAGACTTCCCGGACGGTAAGCAGCTCATCGTGTATCGCCTTACAGCTGCTGAATGTGAATCAGAAATAGCCCGGCTACAAGCGCGCCGAAAAGACTTCCTCGAACTTGTTGCGGACACGAAGCGCCGCATTCTGGAGCTCGAATGAAACGCACACCCTTCTACCGCAGGCCCGGGCGCACCGGGCAATTCTCGGGCCTCCGTGAGCGCGTTATCTGGATGATTCAGACGCGGGGCCGCCCGGTAACCGGTAGCGAAATCGCCGAGAAGTTTGGCGTAACGCTCATCGAGTTTAACCGGGTAGCCAACGGCATTACCCGCGGCTCCGGACAGATAGCTCAGATTGTTGAGTCGGAAAAATGGATCAACGAGGACGGCATCTGCGACCGGAAATTTAGCCTAGCCAGCAAGCCAAAGGTCGTAACGCCGCAGGGCAAATCACGGCTGTTCACCCGGCGCGCCATTGAGCAATCTCAGGAAGGTAGACGGCAGGAGTGCATAGCGCGTGCCGCCCGTCGCCGCCGCATGATTGCTCAGGGCCTCTACATCGACGAAATGGAGTCCATCCTATGACTCACGCTCACGACGACATCAGGGTTGGCACACTGTGCCTTCCCTTCATTGGTAAAGGCTGGCTAATGCCATGGGGTGAAGTGGTCAGCAATCCATTAAAGGCGCAGCGGCTCGCTGAGGAATATCGGGAAAGGCAGGAGGCAGCATGACCGGAAAATACTCTCTTATCTACGCAGATCCTCCCTGGTCTTACGGCAACACCATCAGCAATGGCGCCGCTGCCGACCACTATTCCACCATGAAGCTAATCGACATCAAACGCCTGCCAGTCTGGGAACTTGCCGCCGAAAACGCTGTGCTGGCGATGTGGTACACCGGCACGCATAACCAGGAGGCTATCGAACTGGCCGAGGCCTGGGGATTTACCGTTCGCACGATGAAAGGCTTTACTTGGGTGAAGCTGAATCAGAATGCCGAACTGCGCATCAACAAAGCGCTTTCCGAGGGTGAAGTCACCGACTTTTACGACTTCCTCGATTTGCTTAACGCCGAGACGCGCATGAACGGTGGCAACCACACCCGGGCCAACACCGAAGACCTGTTAATTGCCACCTGCGGCGCCGGGCTTGAGCGAAAGCACGCCGGGATTAAGCAGGTGGTATACAGCCCGCTCGGCGCGCACAGCGAAAAGCCGTGGGAAGTGCGCAACCGGCTGGAGCTGCTTTACGGCGATGTGCCGCGCATTGAGTTATTTAGCCGCTGCGCGGCGCCGGGCTGGGATCACTGGGGAAATCAGTGCGCCACCGCCGCGGTTGAATTGCTACCCGGCTGCGCCATCGATGTTGTTCAGACGGAGTCCGCATGACTCCAGCAAATGAAAATGCCATCCGCGCCGCGTGCCGCCGCTGCACCGAGGAAATACAGCAGGCCATGCGCAAGAAGCCAAAGCCAAACTGGAACGAAACGGTGCCACCCATCATCAACAAGCATCACAAGAAAATTGAAGCTCTGGGAGTTAGCCTCCTGGAATTCGTCGTATACACAGGTCGGCTTAATCGCCGCTTCGGAGTTGATTCGTGAAGGTTGAAAAAAGCGATGTTCTGGCGTTTACCATTTCAGATGTTGAACGCCTCGACCCGGTAAGGGTGATGATTGAAAACTATGAGCCCGGTAAGGGTCGCATCACCATCACCTGCTTCGGTAAGGCGTGGACCGGGGCCTGGTTTGCTATGGGCGGTGATACCGTGCAGGACTTCATTAAGCGCGTCAGCAATGAGTACCTTATAGGCTATTTCGACCCGCAACTGCAAAGCACGGTGGATGATGACAACGACGCCAACCTTGAATTCGTCAAAGGTGAGATCATCAAGCTCCGGCGCCAGCAGGAAATCGATGCTGATGATGCCAGGGAAATGTGGGAGGAGGCTGAGGGTGCTGAGGATGTGAAGGCTAACTGTTGCGATTGCCGAGTCGGTGAGAAGTTGCTGGAACTACTTGGTGATGATCCGTGGTATGCCAAATGGCCGGCAGTGCCAAATCACAATTATCAATACCTTGAACGCATCATCGACGCAGTGCGCGGCGGGATCGTAGAACTGGAGCGTGCCGCATGAATAGAGCCTCGCCCGTTGATTTGAGGAAAAGCCTCGAAATTGCCAACCACCTGGCGCACATCGGGATTCGCTTTGTGCCGATCCCGGTGGCGACCGATGAAGAATTCCAGACGCTGGCCGCCGAGCTATCTCGACGGCTTGAAAATATGGCGGTCGAAGCCGAAAAGAATGAAGGCGGTGCCGCATGAAGGCACTAATCACCAGGTCGCTAAGTCGGCCTTTTTTATTGCTGGCGTTCACCTTCAACCGAATTAACCGACAGTTCCGGGAATATTGACCATGGACATCATCGACACCGCAGCAGAGATTGAAGAGCTTCAGCGTAACGCTGCCCTTTCCGCTCACCGAGTAAACCGCAACGCTGTATCAGCTGAGCATTGCGCGGAATGCGGCGAGGATATCCCGGCTCCGCGTCGCGCTGCCGTTCCCGGCTGCCAGACGTGCGCCGAGTGCCAGGGTGTTATCGAATTGAGGAACAAGCAAAGGGGGATCCAGTGAAAGAGCGTGGAATGATTTTTAATGGCGAGATGGTGCGCGCTATCCTCGACGGCAGGAAGACGCAGACGCGGCGCATCATGAAAGTTCAGCCGTCTGATGGTTTCCACCCAACGCATAACGGTTACGATCTGGATTTAAACGCCCACTGGTACACGCCCGGCGTGGTCGATAAAAACGGATGCCTGCAGCCTGCAAAGAAAGATGTGTTTGGCGTTGCAGATGAGAATGAAGGCTACACCTGCCCGTTCGGTGCCGTCGGCGATCGCATCTGGGTGCGCGAAACGTGGGCTGAAGCTGGTGCTGGCGCGCCGGACCTGAAACTTTATCGCGCGGATTACCCTGAGCACGTTCCAACTCATTACGAGAATGTGCCGCCGGCTGATGAAATACGCTGGACGCCTTCGATTCACATGCCGCGCTGGGCCAGTCGTCTAACTCTGGAGATTACCGGCGTGCGTGTTGAGCGACTTAGAGATCTGAGTGAGGACGATGCAAAGTCAGAAGGCATTACGCCGCCTTCCGGCGGGGTTCTTCCCGGATGGGAATATCGCATTAACTTCCGTGACCTTTGGATGAGCATCTACGGTGCCGACAACTGGGAAACTAACCCATGGGTTTGGGTAATCGAATTTAAGGTGGTGCCCAATGTTCAGGATAATCCAGCCTAATACTTGGTACGCCGATCCCCACGGCGCGCCCTGCAAAATACTCCGCGTTACCCACGAAGTCATCCACTACATCCGCAACGGCCGCACCTGCATTGCCAGCATGGGCCGCTTTAATCAGGATTTCGAGCCGCTGACCAAAGCAGAGGCCGAGCGGATCGCTGAAGAAATCGAAACAGCAGAACACCTGAAGAAGCTGCGCGCCCAGCGTGCGGCATGAGGAGAACTATGAGCACCATTCAGGACATCAGAAACCAGCTATCAACTCTGGTCACAGAGGCGCACAAAGTGGCGTGCTCCCTCGATATTGGTGATGAGCGAACCGAGGCTTTCGAGCTATACGAAGCGCTTCGTCGACTTCAGCGACAGGGTGCAGCCGGAGAGATTCTCTCAGCAACTAACCCACTTCTCGCCTCGCCATATTACGACGAGGACTGGGACGAAGATGAAGACGGCTGACGCAACTGATAGCCAGTTATGAGCTGGCTATTGGGTGCGAAAGCCCACCTCGTAAATCCCTTTTGCCCGGCCACGCGCCGGGTTCTTTTTTGCCTGGAGACACCCATGAGCGATACGATCCAACTGGTGCCCAATAAATGGGTATCAGAAGAACTACTGATTGCATTAACCGGGCTGACAAAGCATGCAATCAAGTCGGCCCGTGAAAAAAGCTGGCTTGAGGGGCGCGAGTATAAGCACTATTCCGGAGACCTTCAGCCTAAAGACAACTCCCCGATCCTCTACAACCGTTTCGAAGTCGATAACTGGGTTGAAAAGCAACGCCCGGCGATCCCGCGCCAGAAATCTGCTTAAATAGCCCTGCGTTTAACAACGAGGAAAAGGCATGTCTAAATATCCAACCGGGGTAGAGAATCACGGGGGCTCATTGCGCCTGTGGTTCATGTACCAGGGGGAGAGGGTTCGTGAAAGTCTTGGCGTTCCCGATACACCCAAAAACAGAAAGATAGCTGGAGAGTTGAGGACTTCGATTTGCTACGCCATCAGGACCGGCACATTCGACTATACCGCCCAGTTCCCTAACTCACCGCGAGCTCAAGTTAATGACGATCGCAAAATAAAGACTTCCGTTTCTGAACTGGCTTACAAATGGCTGGCCCTGAAACAAACGGTTTTGGCGAAGAACACCCATATGCGGTATACGTCGTACGTGAAAATGTGCCTTCGCATTCTGGACGATGAGATGCCCATTTCAGCACTTACCCACGAGGATCTCATGTCTCTCAGGCATGAACTTCTAACTGGCTATCAGCTCATCGGGAAAACTCTTGAACGCTCCCACAAAAAAGGGAGAACTGTACGAACAGTGAACGGCTATATGGCTGTGATGCTCGAGATGCTTAAGTTTGCGGAGCGCAACGGTTACACAAATGGCTCGGTCATATCTGATATTCGTCCACTCAGGAAATCAAAATCAGAGCCTGACCCGCTCACCAAAGAAGAGTTTATGCGCTTGCTTCAGGCTACTAATCACCAGCAGACCAGAAATCTTTGGGTTCTGGCCGTAAGTACCGGCATGCGTCATGGTGAAATTTGTGCTTTAGCATGGGAGGATGTAGACACCGTGAAATGGACGATAAAAGTTAACAGAAACCTGGCGATCTCTGATCACTTCTCACCACCTAAAACGGAAAGCGGTATAAGGACAATCAACCTGACTCAGCCAGCTATCGAGGCTCTTAAAAGTCAGATGCAATTTACCCGAATGAAGGACCAGCATGAAATTGTTATTCATCTCAGGGAGTACGGAAAACAAAGAACAGACCTATGCACCTTTGTATTCAATCCGAATGTCTCGGCGCGTTACCCATCAAAAAGCATTTGCTACATACCAGGGTCGATAGCCTCTTCATGGAATCACCTGTTGAAAAGAGCAGGCATCAGGCACAGGAAAGCTTATGAATCTCGTCATACATTCGCTTGCTGGGCATTAAGTGCCGGGGCGAACCCGAGTTTCATTGCAAACCAGATGGGACACACTAATGCTCAGATGGTTTTCAACGTATATGGTAAATGGATGTCTGAACAAAACGGCGACCAGGTAGCTCTGCTGAACACAAATTTTGACTTGAATGCCCCACAGATGCCCCACAATAAAGTGGCCGGAATATAA